CTTTTTTATTTGTGATACGTAAGAGGTAGATATATTGTTTTATTCAATATTTCCTCCCAAAAGAAAAACTTTACCAGATTGCATTGCAATCTGGTTTTTTTTATTATATAACTAATTAACCGACAATTACATAATGTAGTTGACATTTGCCAAGACGGGAGAATGGACATGGCTAATACAACCTTTTCTGGACCTATAAGGTCGCAAAATGGAATGAAATTAATCAGTAAAGATTCTACTACTGGTTTAATCCAAGACAGAACTCTTGGAGATTATCCACAAGATACAAGACGTTTTTATTTAGAAGAATGGTTTTTACAAAGACCTGGTTTAAATGCAAATATTGACCAAGTATCAACAGTTGAAGTTCAAAGAGCTTTGAATAGAAACTGGGAAGCACTTGGAACTAATATGACTACTGCTTTATGTACCTTTAATAGTACATCAGCAGGAATTGTAGCAACAACAGCAGGTGCTGATCAAGACCAAGCAATTATTACTCCACATTTAGATACCGCTGCAACAGCATGGGCAAGTTGTTTATGGGGGACTGAGAATCAAGTACATTTTGAAACATCAATAGCATTACCTGCAATTGATAACCAGAAAGCATATGCTGGTTTAAAATTAACTAATGATCAGTTAATAGCGACAGATGCTAACCAAGCATATTTTAAATTTCAAACAGATGCTACAAACTCTGAAGCATTTACTGATTTTACAAAACTGCATTTTATTCATAGTATTGGTGGCACAGATCATATTAGTGTTTTACCAATAACTATAGCTGCAAATACTATTTATCACTTAAAAATAGAAATTGATAGTTCAAGACAAATGTCTATTTTTGTAGATGGAGTTCAATATAACATAACAAGCACATCTGGTTCTACAGGCGGTACAGAAGTTACAACTGGTACAACCAAATCTGCGGCAATGACGGATGATATTGATTTAATTCCTTATATTGGAGTTGAAGCTGGTGCTGGTGCGGCAGAAGCAATTCATATTCATTATGTTAAAATGAGCAGAATAATTAACGAGTAAACCTAGGAGGTTAAAATGGCTGATGCAGTAGCAACTCAAACCATTCTTGACGGTCCAAAGTATGCAGTTTTAAAATTCACAAACGTAAGTGACGGCTCTGGAGAAAGTGCCGTCACTAAAGTTGATGTAAGTGGTCTATCTACAGGTGCAGATGGTAGCACTTGTACGGGCGTTACAATTCAAAAGATTTGGTGGCAGTGTACAGGTATGAAAGTTAGCATACTTTTTGATGCTACATCAGATGTTTTAGCTATTCAACTTGGTGAAAATCAATCTGGTCATCACGANTATACATCTTTTGGTGGTTTACCAAATAATGCNGGATCTGGTGTAACAGGTGATGTACAATTTACAACTGTTGGTCATTCAAGTGGCGATACATATACAATTATTNTATATCTTAGAAAAGAATTTTAATTTTTATGAAAATGTCCCANAATCANAGACTTGAAGTAGCTTTGGCTAAATTAGAAGAAAGAGTTGAGTCTCTTCAAGAGGACATGAAAGAATTAAAAACAGATGTAACCCAACTCCGTGCTACGGCTGATAAGTGGCGAGGAGGTTTTTGGGTTATGATGGCATTGGGCGGTGTCGTTGGTGTTGTTGCTAACTTTGCAATGGGTTGGTTTAAATGACAATATCTCGTTCAAATATTCCTAAACAAATAACTACTGGAGGCAGAAAAATGATGAAGAAAAAAGGCTACAGAATGGGTGGCATGATGAAATCTAAAGGCATGAAAAAAGGCGGTAAAGTCAAAGTAATGTCTATAGCACAGATTAGAGCAGCGGCTAATAAGAAAGGCTACAAACTAGTCAAGAAATAATGCCCTATTTGCAAAGTAACATTCCTCAATTTAAGTGTTGGGTTAGAAGGGAATATACTTGTAATCATCTTAGGTATCACGGAGAGTTTTTACATGCTATGGCTATAGCAGTTACGACTATGCCTAATAGATCTCTAAGTTTCCAAGTAATATTCACGGGTTGTGAGAATGATGATACGGATGATCCAAACGTGCATGGTGGAGCTATGTGGGCACGAATGCCTATAACAGCTTTAATGGCAGATATTCCCGTGGAAGAATGGCCAGAACCTATGGATACTTATAATGCACAACCTTGGGATTGTTCTTCACGCACCCATGCTGTTTATGTTATGGATAGAGCTACACCTTGTCCTTGGTTAGCTAAGATAGATGGTCAGTTATTCCCAGCAAAGTATTTGTTTACAGTTGATTATACAGATAGTGAGATAGCTGATGATCCAGCACAGCATAAACAAAGTCATGTAATGTATTTGATTGATGCTGGTAAATGGACGGGTAACATTGTAGCATTGCCAAATAATCGTGTACGTGTTACACATCCAGCATGGTTTGAAACAGGTGAAGGTGCCCCAGATTTTTTACCTTCACAGCATATACATTATTCAAAATCTGATTTAGACTATACATTAGATGTAAATAAAATTTTTGATAATTTGTATAATGAGGATTAAATGGCAACTTCGGATTCAAGAGATTTTGATTTAGACGTAGGTGAGATCGTAGAAGAAGCATACGAAAGATGCGGTCTTGAAGTTAGAACGGGTTATGATGCAAGAACAGCGAGACGTTCTCTTAACATAATGTTTTCTGAATGGGCAAACAGAGGACTTAACTTATGGACAGTTAATTCTGCTACCCAGGCGTTAACAGATGGAACATCTAGCTATACTTTTACGGCTGATTATACGGATATATTAGAAGTTGTTCTTAGACGAAGTGGTACAGACTTTAGCATGTCTAAGATATCAAGAGGTGAGTATTTAAACTTACCAAGTAAAACTCAAAAAGGCAGACCTTCACAATATTACTTTGATAGACAAACAATACCAAAGATTTTCTTATGGCCTACTCCAGAGAATAGTACAGATACTTTAGAGTATTTTTATGTTAGAAGAATACAAGATGCAGATACNTTACAGAACACTTCGGATGTTCCTTTTAGGTTNCTTCCTTGTATGGTNGCAGGTCTTTCTTATTANTTATCTGTAAAACGAGCACCAGAAAGAACGCAACTTTTAAAATCAATCTATGAAGAAGAGTTTCAAAGAGCGGCAGCAGAGGATGAAGATAGAGTGGCACTTACATTAACACCCGACATTAAATACTTGAGTGTCTGATGGGAAGATTTGCAACAGGCAAGAACTCATATGGAATATCTGATAGGTCTGGCTTTCGTTATCGATTGAGAGACATGAGAAAAGAATGGAACGGCTTGTTTGTTGGCAAAGATGAGTTTGAATCAAAACATCCTCAAATAGATTTAAGAGTAAAGACCGCAGATGCAGAAGCAATAAAAGATGCAAGGCCAGATAGAGAAGAGCCTTCTGTTTCTGTTATTTTACCTTTTAATCCTTTTAAAACGGGTACGGGCGGAAGTAGTCCTACAACAGTTACAGTTACAGAACCAGCACATGGTAGATCTGCTTCAAGTACAATTAGGTTTAGAGACGTAGCACCTTTCGATGGTATACCAAGTTCTACAATGCAAGGTTCATCTGGCTTTACAATACAATCTGTGGTAGACACAAATAAGTATACGATTAGTGTAAGTGCTACGGCTACACTAGGGAATGTTTTTGGTGGTGGTGGAGTAGCATCTGCTGGACCCGTGACGTTGGAGAGTTAGATGAGTTATACATTAACAACATTAAAGACTGCTATACAAGATTACACAGAAAACACAGAAACTACTTTTGTATCTCATTTAAGAGACTTTGTAAGATCTACCGAAAACAGATTGTTTAAGATGGTAGACTTTGAATATTTTAGAAAAAACGTAACAAGTGCTACTTCTTCTTCTGATAGGTTCTTATCTGTTCCAGATGATTACTTAGCATCATTTAGTTTATCTATAACTAACTCTAGTAATATTGAATTTTTATTAGAAAAAGATGTAAATTTTATACAAGAATATAATCCAAATGCATCAACAACAGGTGTTCCTAAGTATTATGCAAGATTTGATGTAGATAATTTTATATTGTCTCCAACACCTAATAGTAACTTTTCTGTTGAACTACATTATTATCACAAACCAACCAGTTTAGCAGACAGTACGATAGTTTTAACAGTGGGCGCTGCAAGTAGTTTTGCTGTGAACGAAGTAATTACAGGAGTATCTAGTGGTGCTACAGCTACAATTAGTTCTAAGAATGATGGCACGAATCAGTTAACAATAGTGGTTCCAACAACAAACTTTACA